ATCCGTGCTAAAACCCGTGCCGATACCTTTACTACCATTTACCAAAATCATCGGTATAATGGGCGCATAAAACATCGGTTCAACTGGTGTACCATCATCATTCAAATAGCTGAGCACATTATCATCCGCCTCAGGAAATATATAACGGGTCAATGTATTCAACCGCGTGAAGATATACCTTTCCGATGCCGAATCATCTCCCCCTTGTAAACGTGTACCAAACTGACCAATCGGCAAAAGGACATTAATATTGTTTGAACCCACATAATCCTGCGCCATATTGACAATCGTCTGATTCAAACTTTGTTCTCCATGATGATAATGAGTCAATAAGGAAACAGAACCGCTGAATTGAGCAACTTTAATCTCGCTGGTAAGATTGCGTTTAAACGCGGTATACAATATTTTGCGTTGACTGGTCTTGTTACCATCAACTAAATTTGGCAGTGACCGTTCGCAATCATAAATCGAGAAATGTATAAACTCGTTATTAATAAATTCAGCATAACTCGCCTCTTTTTTTGTCGTGTCTAAATTTAATTCTCGATCATACTGCTTCAACCAATCTTTGCGGTCATTTGCCCGTTTTTTATTAAACACCATATCAATCGCATCTTTGCATTTTGGTCCAGTGCAAACAAAATCGACTGTTTTTTTATTGGAGAAATATTCTTTAAACTCTTTAGCTGTACTGGTGCCCAATCCCTTGTAATACTTGACATTCCAGCCTTTTGTCGCATTTAATGAGCTCTCCCGCCATTGTTTATATTCGCTTTCGTTGTAAAACAGTAATTCTTTGTCACCTTTGCGCGCTTTAATAATGGGCGTATTCATAAAGCCGAGAAAACCAGGAATGTTTATTAATTCTTCCCATTCATTATCAATTACATTGATGCCCAAACCTTTGATGTGGCTGCCGTCCAAATCTTGGTCTGTCATAAATACCACCTTACCATAACGTAATAGTGCTCTAGCCGTTTCAGGCGTATATTTTTTGCCTGTTTCCAAGCCCATAATTTGTTTAATTTCATTGATTTCTTTATTTTCCATAATACGTGATGTTGTTTCGCCCCGCACATTCAGCATTTTACCCCGCATGGGATAAACACCAATCGTATTGCGGTCTTCAGTGCTCAAGCCACTGATAACACCTGCTTTGGCCGAATCGCCTTCACACAGAATTAAAATACATTGCGCACTTTTGTCTGTGCCTGCCCAATTCGCATCTGTCAATTTGGGAATGCCGCGCACGCTTTTGGTCTTGGCGCCATCTGTTTTCTTCGCCGCCTTGTTTTCTTTTACTTCGGTGAGCGCACAAGCGGCATCCATTACACCCATCTTGGCTATCTTTTCGATAAACTTGTCACTGACTTCACAAGCCGAACCGAAATTAGCCACAGGCGTGTTCATGTAGTCTTTGGTCTGACTATCAAACGCTGGATTTTCAATATCACAACGAACAAACAACATGATTTGCTCTTTAATCGTATTAGGTTTTACATCCACCTTTTTCTTTTGCTTGATATAGACGGTCAGTTTGCGAATGATTTGATTAATGATATAATCCACATGCTTTCCGCCTTTGCCTGTGAATATACCATTGACAAAAGATATTTGTGTAAACTCTTCTTTTGGTGCGAGAGCAACGACATATTCCCAGCGTTCGTTGGCTTCTTCGTGAATACGGGCTGCTGTACCTTCGGTACCCTTGCCGCCAATATACAAATCAACATATTGCTGAAAATGCTTGACTGGAATGAGTTCGCCATTGTATTTCACCTTGATGTTTTTATCTGTCACTGCGGCAATGTCATAAACACGCCGTTTCAACAGATTTAGCATGTCTGGTGAAAGTGTAGTGATACCTAGCCTCGCATAATCGGGTTTGAATGTGATTTTGGTATACGGTTTCTTTGCGCATTTTTTAATGGTGGGTGGTTTAATCACATCTAGATTGTTTTCAAACTCTTGCGTATAAATAAGCCCGCGTGTATGATCAACAGTTTCAATCCTACCGGATTTAGACCAAATCAAGACCAGCTTGAATCCGAAACCATTTTTGCCACCTGTGATTTTCTTTTGCGTCTTGTCATAATTGGTGGACGTGCGCAAATGACCGAAAATCATCTCAGGAATCCAAATATCTTCTTCTGGATGCTTTGCAATATCAATGCCGTTACCATCATTGGTCATGGATATTGTTCCGTCCGATTCAATGCTAATGTCGATATAGGTAACAGGTATTGGTTTTTTCTCAGTGTTGCTTTCAACTGTCTGTGCTTTATATGCCGCTATCGCTTGCGCCATTCTGACACAATGATCTCGACAATTCACCACACCTTCATCAAATAATTTATACAAGCCTGGAATGATGGAAATATGTTTAGCCACAATCATATTGGTTTCATCATTGAAAACATATGTATCGTAATCGGTCATTTCCATCGAGCCTGTATATGTATCTGGATTATCCAACACATGTTGCTTGTCTGTTTTTTTCTGATACTTTTGTGAAAGTTCTTGAGCTTCGGCAGATGTGCTAGTGATAGTGACTGCTCCGCTTGCCATTTTATGTATTATATGAGTAATTATCATTATTGTGTTATAATTAAATTGTTTTCAATTTTTTATTAATTTGTTGTTATATTATATAAAAATGAAAAACCAATTAAAAAATTATTTTATGTCAACTGTAATTTTGGTATTGTTTTTATATTTAGGATATTTGTCATTACAAACACATCGAGAAGGTTATACTAATACTAATAATAATATTACGAAATCTATTAAAGAGTTGGAAGATGCGCAAAGTTTTATTCTTAATAAAAAACTTGCTACTTCTACTCCAAATATTGAAAAAGCAATAAATAATTTAAATACTTTAAATAGTAATGTACAAAGTACAATTGACGATATAACTGCCGCAATAAATTTTATGCATAAACATGACTATACCACTACTCCCAATTTAACGGGCGTTTTAAATACTTTAAACTCTATATAAAAATAGATTTTACATATTTGAACAATTAAAATGTCCAAAGGTGTAGAAAAATACAAATTATAATATAATATTATAATAATTCATTATAATGTCTACTGTTAATTGTGTAATAACATGTCCTCCTCGACCAATACCCAAACCGGGTGTTGCTTTTGGTGGTACTGAAAATATTATTGGATTTGAAGCTACACAAGCCTATCGCTATCAAGTTTTAGTAAGTTTGGCTGGTACTTCTCGAGCATCAGGTACTACACGTATTATCAACACACAATTAAATCAATATGGATATGTCAATCCGCCGCCACCACCGAGAAATAGGTTTGGATAAGCTTTTGAAAAAGCTTTGGCAAAACGAGTATGATGGCATAAATGCCATCATCTATTTATTTAATCAAAAATATTTGAAATGTTTTTTTTGATTAAGTTGATAAAGATGTTTAGCGTTATTTTTGGCTCAACCTTTTCCCAAAAGGTTGTTTTGAAAAAGCTTTTTTTTCTACTATTAATGTATAACAATGGTTAAGAAATGTATGAAAGCAGCCGACGGCAAATACCACATGCATGGTAAAAAATACGAAATTTTGGAAGGTTCGCGTGCGCAAGTTCAGCATGGTACTGCGTACAAGACTGCCGGTGGTCTGACCAAAGATAAATTGTTAATGAACAAGAACGGGCACATTGTTTCCAAGAAAAAGCACATCACTGCCAAGAGAGAGCGGCGTTTAGAGAAGGCGGGTTATTTTACCAAAAAGGGAAAATTCGGCTTTGTTAAGAGAACGGGGCATGGAACTCGCAAACACAGCAAACGTCATTGATAATTAAAATAATTAAAAAATATGTAATCAACACAGGTTGAAACAATAAATTTGAAATACTTTTCCAATGTATTGTTTTTTTATAACTAATAAATAATAACTAATAACTAATAAATAATAATTAATAATTAATAAATAATTTCTTTCTTATATCATCAATTGTAGAATATTGTATCATATCTAATCTAATTGGTATTTGAAATCTATCACTTTCATTCTCAGATTCTAACGCCATGGTGGTCAAATATGATTTTTTCTTTTCCAATGTGTCTAAATCATAAGGTAATTCTTTAATGGATAATTCATCCATCGCATTGTGTAAACCATTCAATTGATGATTAAATAAATGTATCAATGTTTTATCTTCAATATTTGCTATATTACCATATATTAAATATCCTCCAGTTATTCGTATATTATCTAGAGCTACACTAGGAGTTTTCCATTTGATATAATATGGTATTAAATCAGGTGTAGAAGGTTGAATTTTAAGTACTGTCGCGCCAATATTAATTCTATATTTATTATACACGTAATCTAATAAAAATATTCCTAAAGGTTTTCCATCAATGTTATAGGATTGTCTATGGCTACACAATAATTCTAAGGTAATTATATTGTAGTTGGTCAATTCTCTATTATCTACTAAAGCAAAAGCAATAATATGTTTTTTTATAGTAGTAGATTCTTCAAATAAATATATAATTGTATAATCAATATATCTGTTAATTGGATCTTCAGGTGTAAATTGAAATAAACTTTGTGTTCTTTGTCCTGTTTTTTTATTAATACACAAGTTGTCTATGTCTTGTTTATATAATTGAATAAAATCATTATATACTGTTTCAGTACATTTTAGTAATTCTAACGTTTCTAATGAGATGGTATCTGTTAACCGTAAGGATTGTTGTAAGTGCGATTTTAATTGTGGAATTGGTTTAGTTTTAATGGGCTCAACTATTTTTGGATTTTTAATCCGCTGACTTTCAACCATCTTAGTCAGTCTCTCAAGCTCTTTTTCTTCTCTATGATCTTGTCTTCCCTGTGCAGTTAAAAACCATGTACGTCCACCTCCACGTTTTCTAGTTTTTCTCGGACATCTTTTAGTTTGACATCTTTTAGTTTGACATCTTTTAGTTTGACATCTTTTAGTTTGACATCTTTTAGTTTGACATCTTTTTGTTCGGCATCTTTTCGTTCGGCATCTTTTCATACCTTATCTAATATAATTATAATATATTATAAATCAATATGACCCATCATCACTTCACTTCCACCATGTAGGTGAAATTAATCCATCGCCATCAATATGCGTATTGATAATTTCTGAAGCCACTTTTTCAAAATACTGTTTACTAGCCACATGTTTTGATTTTTCACGGTTGTCTGCCGAGTAAAACTCATACGCTTCATAAAGCGACTTGGTGACATTTTCAGAAGATTCATTCGTCTTGATTTTATTTTTATAAAGTTCCAATGAATCGATTATTTCCTTTCGCTTGTCCCATAAATTACATTTAATATTTAATATATATTTATCATCTACTATCGTAACATCAGGATAAAAATGTTTTATTAGTTCAATTAGCATACTATCACTAATAACAATAGATGTCCATCTCGTCCACTTTTTAAACAAACTAGATAATTCATCTACCTCTAAATCATAGCCAGAATCCTCATCATCTTCGCTGACGATAGTCGTTTCCCAAAATTTATTAAATGTCGCCACCAAAGGTAAATAAATACTTGTAGCATCCAAAAAACTGTCTTCTTCTTCCGAAAATGCCCATTTTTTCTTAAACAGTGTCTTCAAATTCTCATAAAATACAATATTCGGCAACTCTTTTTCTTCCAAGAACTTTTTCCACAGAAAAATCATATTTTTACTATTTATTTTACTGCCCGGACAATATTTAATGGATTTTTCGAAAAATTTGTCTACTATTGTGACTGGCGTATTTTTATGTAGTACCAAAGCGTGATCTATGAGCAAAGGTTCGGAACATTGTTCTAAAAATTTATCGGCCGAACCATAGCGTGATGAATAATGAGCTGAAACACACAATACATCCAGCATATGTTTTAACAATGGCTGCGGAATAGGTAGGCTTTTACTTTTATTCGTATGTTTATTTATAGGAATCAGACGACATTGCTCATAATTATGGTCATAATATTTAAACTTAATAGTATTGAATATATTAGATAAACCAAAATAGGTGTAACATTGATTACCGATTTCTCGCAACAGCTCTTTACATGCTGGTGGCGCGATATATACAAGTGCGGATGCCTCTTTGTTACCCAAAATACAATCCCCTATAATTGTTAAGAAATATTTGGCGTGATTTTTTGTAGAGAAAATGGCCGGATGAAGGCTATCAATAACATATTGTATCGTAGCCGATTCAGGTATCGCATTCAGTGGGGACTTTTCTCGGATTTGTTTTAAAATATTAATTTTAATTTTATGTTTCCACGGCATCAAATCTTGTTCATGGGTTATTGTGCTTAAGATTTGATGCAGAATATCGTCCTCACTGTAAATGACAAAATGAACGCCATCGTAATTTAAAAAGAGTTCAGTTTGAGTGCTAAAATAATAATTATTTTTATGAAGAAACCGGCTAACAAATTCGTCACGGTTATTGGACAAATTTTGTTTGCGTTCTTCTCTTTGTAAATGCGTATTAAGCTCACCTTCCAGTGCGGACGGCAATAGATGTTCCATATAATTTAGTAGACGGGCTGACATGTATTCATTGTCATGGTATTTTTGTATGAGAATGTCTAAGTGTTGGTGGAGGGCTGTCATTATTTTGTCTACTATATTTGTATACTATATTTGTATATATAACTTTAAATAATATATATACAATTATTAATTTTAATTTTAATTTTAATTTTAATTTTAATTTTATGTATTAACTAATATTTATTGATTTAAAGGTTGAACGCATAATATATAATATATAATTACATTAATGTCATTTTCTAATAATAATAGTAAAAATATTTTAACCGTGATGAGCGTGATGATTCAACCCATTAGAATACTCATGTGTAGTCTAAAAGACATCTTACTGGAAACCAACATTACTTTTACGAAAGAAGGCATTAAAATTATCAATATGGATAAATCGCATACTATTTTAGCCCACGTCTTTTTGGAAGCCGTTAATTTCGAAATGTACGAATGTAAAATGGACAAGATTATTATCGGAGTCAATATGTTTCATCTTTTTAAACTCATTAATACGATTGATAATGATGATACATTGACGATGTATATTGAAGAAGCCGATTATACAGATGGTATTGTTCAGTTTCTCGGGCTCAAGTTTGAAAATGGTGATATTAAACAGCAGAAAATACAGAAGTTGCGACTTATTGAGCCTGACAATGAAGAGCTGGATGTGCCCGATGTCAAGTTTTCATCGATTATTAATCTGCCGTCGGTAGATTTTCAAAAGATTATTCGTGACTTGTCGTGTATTTCAGATAAAATAGAGATTAAATCCATTGCGACGGCCGAAGGGGCGGAATTGATTTTTCGTTGTAGTGGCGGATTTGCGAATGCGGAAATTCGTCGGGCAGAATCGGACGGCAATATGGAATTTATTAAAAAACAAGAGTTGAGCAAGATTATTCAAGGCGAATTTTCTCTTAAGAATCTCGGCTATTTTATTAAATGTACTAATTTGTGTAGCCAAATTGAGATGTATTTGGAGAATGATTTGCCGTTGGTGGTGAAATATAATGTAGCATCGCTGGGCGCGATTAAACTAATGTTGGCGGCTTTGCCGTCGAGTTAATTATAAGGTTATAATGTAAAAATAAATATTTATAAAGTAAAAATAAATATTTATAATGTAAAAATAAATATTTATA